CATCAGACACCCCAGGAGTCGGAAAGTGAGTAACGCCTTCAACATGATGCCGAAGTGTGACCGTTGCGGCCGGTTCATGCATTGCGCTCCAGGCAGCTCCTACGCGATGCGGTGTTCTGGCTTCCCTCCGACACCCGACCATGAGCAGACGCGCTGCAAGTCGTGCACGGAGAAATTTGGCCCGCTGACAGCATCGTCCGGCATCGCCGAGTGGACGGCCGGAGTTGTGGGAAGTCCGAAACTATGAGCCTTCACGAACAATGCGTCGGCGCGACTGACGAGTGGTATACGCCGAAGTACGTCTTCGACGCACTCAATTGCACGTTCGACATGGATGTGGCCAGCCCGAATCCGCCGCTGCCGTGGATCCCAACTGGACGATTCCTATGTTCCGACAGCCTGGACCAAGACTGGTACGGCTTTATCTGGATGAACCCGCCGTTCGGTGGCAGGAACGGCCTGGTGCCTTGGCTCCAGAAGTTCTGGGACCACGGCAATGGCATTGCACTCGTTCCTGACAGAACCTCAGCGCCGTGGTGGCAGACGTATATTCCGAACGCCGACGCCGTTTTGTTTGTGGCCCGAAAAATCAAGTTCATCAGGCCCGATGGAAAGCCGGGTAATTCTCCAGCGCAAGGGACGTGTTTGGTGGGCCTCGGCGCACAAGCCAAGCTCGCCTTGATGAATGCCGAGTTTACCGGGCTCGGTTCGGTGATGGTGCCGAACTCTTCTGGTGTCCGCGAGAGCAAATCATGAGCGCTTCTCCCGCCTCTTCAGTTCCCGCTCTACGGCCTCCCGGACAAATGCCGTCCGCTCCTCGCCGTCCTCTAAAACGGCGTCGATCCGGTCAAATGTCCCCTCGGGGAATCGGGCCTGCATATCCTCGGCCCATCTTTTTTTGCGTCCCATGCTCTTTTTTCTCATATGAGGTATTGACGTATCTCGTTTGAGGTATATAAGTCATATCAGGAATTAACACAAGGGAGAAGGAACATGATCAAGAATTACTCAGTGTTCGACGGATTCACCCTCATAGGCCGCCTGTCCGCTTTTGACGATGATGTGGCCTATGAAATGGCATGCCAGATTTACGGGCGCGAATACGGAAAGCACATCCGTGTTGAGGATGAGGGCCAATGAAAGATCTGCTGCTCAAAGCGCTCGAATTGCCAAAAGCGGAACGCTACCGGTTGGCTTTCCTCATTGCCGAAAGCATCGGATACGTTTTGGCTAAGAATGGTCTTAGTCCCGGCTGCAACGGCCACGAAAATGAACATTTATCCGAAGCGCTGCGGCTAATCCGCAAGCACATGCAACCTAGCGACACGGTTGGAAAGATGTTCTTGAGGGTCGCTAAAGCTTTGGAGGCCGAACAGTTTACGCAGTTTGGTGAGGTTTGCGATGGGTGCGGCAACGTATTGATTTGCCGAAATTGCGGGAAGTTTCGTTCCGGCGAGGCGCAGGAAGATCGACGCCAGCCTCGTGAGTTGATCGACCGAGAGCCAGACCACGGGCAATATTTGCCACCGCGGACATGACGAAAAATCGAAAGAGCAAAGGAGATTAGAAATGGATACCTTCAATAAGCATATGGTCGGCGCTCAGGGTGACAACATCGTAATAATGATGCCGCCTCGTGGCCCGATGTCGAAGGAGGAGGCCTTGATATTCGCGGCTTGGATTGTCTCTCTTGCCACCTACGACGACGCCGAGTTTCAGAAGGCGCTAGAGGCCGTTCGGTCTTGAACATGACAGCACCGGCACCCGAGACGATCGAGCGCGAGCAGGGCAAGCTCTACCTGAGCGATGCCGAATTGATCCGTCGCCTCGGCGTGCCGGAAAAGCACATGCGCAAGATCCTGCCGGGGCTGGAATCCAAGTATGGTTTTCCACGGAAACAACCGCTTTTCGGGGATCGACGCTATTGGCCGGCGGTGAAAGCGTGGTTGGATAAGCGCAACGGGATCACGATGAGCCCGGAAGTGGCACGGAGAGAGAACAATGACTGAACGCACGCCGCCGCGCGTCGATGGCGCTCCTGGTCTAGTCTGGCGCGAACGCAAGAAGGGATGGGTTGCCTACTGGCAGGCCCGCAGTGACCTGGTGAAGAGAGGCTACGCCCCCGGCGCCGTGCGCTTGTGGGAAGGTGCTGAGCTGGACGAGATCGACGCGCTGGAGATTGCCTCGCAGTGCAACGAACACCAATCGGTCATGCTGATCTGGGGTCGCGAGCGAGATGCCGGCGGCAAGCTTATTCCGCTGGTCACCATTGGCAACCTAATCGACAAATACCAGAACGATCCGGATTCGGCGTTCCATAAGAAGCGCTATGAGGCGCGGCAGGGTAAGGCAGCGCTGCTGAAGCGGATCGACAAGCGGTTTGGTGACGTCATGCTTTCCGACATCGCCGGCCGGATGATCCTGTCCTGGTATAAAGAGTGGAGCGACAACGGGCAGAAGGTTTCCGCGGGCGGGGCTTTCATCGCCACCCTGCGAACCCTGTTCCGGTTCGGTGCCGGCCTCTTGGATGATCGGGAATGCGCCCGGCTGGCCGAGACCCTATCCAGCCAGAGCTACAAGGGGACTAAGCCGCGGGAGGTCGCACTGTCGGCTGACCAGGCCACAGCCATCCGGGAGAAGGCCCACGAGCGCGGCTGGCCGTTCATCGCCCTCGCCCAGGCCATCCAGTTCGAATGCACCCTGCGCCAGCGGGACGTCATCGGCGAGTGGGTTCCAGTGAAAGAGCCCGGCGTGTCGGACGTCATCCAGACGAAGAAGTTCAAGGGCGAGAAGAAAACCAAGAAGTGGATCACTGGCCTCCGGTGGGAGAGGATCGACGAGAACCTGATCCTGCGCCACGTCACCAGCAAGCGGAGCAAGACGATCGTGGTCGATCTGAAGCTGGCGCCAATGGTCTTGGAAGAGTTCCAGGCCATGTTCGGCTCCATCGATCGCGCCACCATGCCCGCCTCTGGCCCGGTCATCCTGTGCGAGGTCAATGCCTGGCCCTACTACAATACCGAGTTCCGCAGGAAGTGGCGGAAAGTGGCGACCGCGGCCGGCGTGCCCAAGGGCGTCAAGAACATGGACACCAGGAGCGGCGCGATCACCGAGGCCGCCGAGGCCGGCGCCGATATGGAGATGGTCAGGAAGGCCGCGACCCATAGCAACGTCGCGCAAACACAGAACTATTCCCGGAACGATGCCAAGGCAACAGCCGAGGTGATGGCCCTGCGGGTAGCGCGTCGAAACAAACCAGCGACAGAATAGCGGACGGATAGCGGACGGCGAATTAAAGTGTAATTGGGCCAATTAGTTAGAGCATGGTCCAGACTGCCTAGGTGACGGTACGATTTTGGCAATTCGATAATCAGTGAAAGCAGTTAGCGGAAAACCTGTCCGCTATCCGAAACAGGGGAGGCCTCATTGGGCTGCATGGAGAGATCGATGGCGAAACCACACGAAGAAATAGCATGGGTTCCGATGTGCACCACGGAGAACGGCTCCTGGTTCTTCGACGGGATCATCCGCGATCTGCAGTTCGAGGCTAGGAACGCTTTCGCCAAGCACTGCTGTATGGAATGGGAGGCGCTTCGCAAAGAGGGCTGGCGCATCGTGCGCGTGCGGCTCACGACCGAGCTTCACCAGTAGCGATCATTCAAACAGACCGAAAGAGCAAAGCATGACGCGCGAAGAAGCCATCAGCCGGGTTCGAATTATCGAACTCCTGTTGGACGCCAACCCAAGGGCCGGGATGGGCTGGCGATGCAGTCTCGATGATGAGCAGCAATTTCTAATCAAGCACTTCAAATTAACCAAAGAGGACTGGTCTTGATTGCCCTTGACCTATTTTGCTGCGCGGGCGGCGCCGCCGTGGGGCTGCGGCGGGCCAGCTATCAGGTCGTTGGCGTGGATATCGATCCGCAGCCCCGATATCCGTTTGCCTTCATCCAGGCGGATGTAATGCAGATCGACTTCCGGCGGTTTGACCTTGTATGGGCCTCCCCGCCCTGCCAGAAGTTCTGCCGGTTGCGGACCCGCGAGGACTTATCCGGCTATCCGGACCTAATCGAGCCTGTCCGCGCCAAGCTGATCGCCAGCGGCGTTCCCTACGTCATTGAGAACGTGCCAGAGGCCCCTATCCGCTGCGACCTGATGTTGTGCGGCGGCATGTTCGGGCTCCGCAGCTACCGCCACAGGCACTTTGAGTGCAGTTTCCCAATCGCACAGCCGGAACACCCAAAGCATGTTGTCAGGGTCAATCGCCGCGGCGAGAACCGCCGGGAGCATTGGGCCAACGGCGGTTTCATCACGATCACCGGCGATGTGGGTGTATATTGCGGACCCGAGGCCATGGGCATCGATTGGATGTCGGGCAATGAGATGTCCGAGGCCATCCCGCCAGCCTACGCTGAGTATATCGGACGCGCCGCCCTGGCCTCCTCGCGCCCGCATCTAATCCGAGAGGCGGCCGAATGAAAGTTTCGATCAGGCCGGCTGTCCGAAACACTGCTGACCGAACATCGAGGAAGCCATGAGCGAATTTGACAAGGAAGTTATGTGGGCAGTCTCAGGGACCGGGGACGATTTCCAGTGCGTTCATGTAGACTTCGCGCGTGAGCAACAGGCGGAAATTGACCGGCTGCGGGAGGCGCTAAAGGCCATCCCGCCGCCTGTATGGCAATCACTCGACAATGCCCCCAAGGACAAACCATTCCTGGCCATGGGCCTAGAACGAACATTCGGCGCCGGCCATTACTTTCTGACGATCGGGAGATGGACCGGCTCTCACTTCGCCGCCAAGCACGATGGTTCAATGATCATTGCGTGGCTACCGACGCCAGACTTTGATCTGTCAGTCCGCAGATGAACAGGAGAGAGAATGAAGTTCCGAAAGAAGCCAGTCGTGATAGATGCCATCCAATGGGACGGTAATGCGCTTTCAGTCCCAATCCCTGAATGGTTCTCCCAGCCGTGGATGGACAAGACCGTTGACCGCGATCAGGAAGATCGCTCGAAACTCAACATAAAAACCCTTAAAGGGGTGATGCAGGCTTCGCCAGGCGACTGGATCATTCGCGGCGTCAAGGGCGAACTCTACCCGTGTAAGCCGGACATCTTTGCGGCGATCTACGAGGACGTTGACGCTGTTGACCCTCGGGACGACGAGATCAGCCGGCTACGCGCGGAGTTGGACGAATGGAAATGCCCTACCCCGAACCCCTAGCCCGGTCTGGCAAGGAGACCGTTGATGCCGCACATTGAACACCCGGCCCGTCAGGGCGACAATCCCAGCATCGCCGACTGGTTGCGCTTTCATATCGGCGTATGGATGCAGAGCAAGGGCGCGGCGCTGGAGTATCGAGCGCTTTACCCCAACGATGTTGTCTGCGCCGAGTGCGGTCAATTGGTCCATCCCGGCCAAGAGTGCGACCACATTCCGTTCTGACGGTCATCAGTAGAGAGCGAAACACATGGACGACTACGAGAAGCGCATCCGCGAAAAGGTCTTTGAAAGCGGCATCCTGACGAACGGGGAATGGGTGTATCTAATCGGGGTGTTCAATGCTGCCCGCGAATACGAGCTGGCGCTTGATAAGACCGTGCCGGTCACGAATGGTATCCGTGGAGGTGAAACATGAACGGCATGGATGAACAACAGCGCAAGATAAACGAGCGGATGGCAAAGCCAGGACCGTTGGTGAACGATGAGGAGGTTCGGGCGGCAGAGGACATGCTCAGGCGCCTTTGCGAGGCGGCGGGTAAAGAACCTCCCATCCCAGCCATCTTCATCCGTCACATGCTTGAAGAAGCAGCCAAGGCGCGGCGACTGAGCTACCGCATGGACGGCGCCCAGCAGTGGTAGAGTTGAGCAGAGATCGGACCATCAGATGAAAATCTTCTGCCTATTTCTGGCTTTCTGTGCGCTCGCCTTCACACATTGGATATCCTTCATGCAAGGGCGCGCCGATGTGATGACAAAAACCACAGTCGAGTTTGGCGCTCCTTACTATCGTGGGCCATTCTTCGGAACGTGCCAGACCGAGGTCTATTTTAACAATGAGCGGGGTATCGCCTGCGCCACCCTCCCCCGTTGACTACCTCGGATATGGCCAAACTCCGTCTTGATGGAGGGGTCAACGTGGGGTAGTGGTGGGCAACACTGGAGGGGGAAATGACCATACTGCGCTACCACATTGCGTCTGGGCTTATCGAACTAGCCCTGAGGATAATGCCGAAAGGTCCATACAGGGCGGAGATGTTAGATGCTCTAGCCGAGCTTAACGAAAGACTCAGAGAGGCGATTGCTTGATCGGGCTGAAGTAACCACATGATCGAACGCACGTATGACGACGGGTATCATCTCTGGTTTGCTTGGCGCCCCGTCCTGCTCAAGTGGGAGGGCGGGTACGGCAACCCCTTAAAGCGCGACTACAGGGTGATCTGGCTGCGCTTCGTCCACCGGAAGCGGACTGCCAAAGGAACCTACTACTCAGTATTTGAGGGCGGAAAACCTGAGTATCGCTTCTAAGGCACCACGCCCTGATCAGTCCGAAGCGTCATCGTGAACTGCGGAAGTGTCCATCCTGTGGGGAAGGATGAGCCGAACACACTCGGAGTTACACCGAGATACAGCCACGCGGTGCTAGGCGGATAACCACCAACTCCGCCTGATGGTGCTGAGATTGTGTCACCAGAACAGACACCAGGTGATCCGTTACATGTCACACCGCTCGGCGTAATGACGCGCGTTCCAGCCTGCTTCAGATTGATCGTGGGAAACCAATCGAACACAGTCCACGTCGCCTGATCCATCATGTTGTTGTGGAATTGGCCGGTCGGATTCAGTACGAGCGAACCTGAGCCAGTCGCTGCTACCATCACATCTACCGTCAGACTGACGATCTTCCCCATGCCCGCGATCGTCCCAGCATTGGACGTGTTGACTGTCGGAGCGTAGCTGCGATAGCCGAACTGCCCCAGCGGGGCGAGCGCAGTGGCTCCGTTTTGAATGTTGACGCCTATAACCTCCGGTGAGCCGGTACAGGCGTCGCAAGTAAATTGAGGAGCTGGATGCACTCGCCACACCGGCGAATATCCGGCTATCCCCGGAAAGCCACCTGCTTGGTTCGTTTGTGTGTAGACGTTTGTTGGGTCTTGTGTCTGCGCCAACGTCTGCAACAGGCCCACTGATGTGAAACCAGCAGTAGCTAGATAGACGTTCCCACCTGGGACGAATATGCGATGAGGCGGTCCATTGGCGACCACGTTATCCGTATTGGCTACCGTGATGACGCCACCGCTCATTGTATAGGTGCTGCCCGCGAAATTCTGGGACAGGCCACCCGTTTGCTGGAAATCGGTCACATCGCAGCGGGTGCAAACCAATGGCCCAGTTGAAGCGCCATTGGTCCATGCGCCCGGGCGAAACAAGTCGAAGTGTGTGTCTGTGATCTGCGAGTTTTTCGCGGTCCCAAATGCGCCGCCGATGTTTGAGTTCTTCAGGATGAGATTGTCAACCGACGAACTCTGGAAGTCCATCCGTCGCATGACACCCCCGACACCGTTGCCGGTTAGGCCGTCGATGTCTAACGTCGTGATTAGCTTATCAACTTCCCAGCCTGGGGAGGCGTTGATATTCAAAGCTGAGTTTCTGATTGTGAATGTTTCGCCGCCAGAGGGCACCGTCCCGTTGGGGCTGTTCCACGTCACGTTGCGGAACGTAGCATTGCGGATTTTAGCATAAGTTTGACCACTGTCGGAGATCGTAAGACCGCGATATTCGACTGTGGCGTTCCAAAATGGATGAAGGGCGTAGATCGTTGCTGGGCCGCCTTGATCCAATTGGCCTACACCACCGGCAAAGTATTCCGGCCAAGTATCGAGCAAGGTACTGGTCAGTGGCTTGTCAAACGTGATGGTGGCTGTTCCCGGGCATCCAACAGTATTATTGCAGACGGCTGTAACGACAGCGTAGGTGAAGAACTGATGGTTGGACGGGACGCCATAGTTCTGATTGTACCCGGACTGGATGTCCATGCCGGAAATCATCACTGGCGTGCCCGTGGTGAAGCGGCTGATATATCCAGCAGCAAACGACGCTGCAGTAAGCGTGACAGTGGTTGCACCTATCGATGCGGATTGGATGCGAGCGGATCGCCCTAGTGGTGCCGTTAGCCCTTGCTCCAATTGAGCCAGCGCCCCCCAATTTATGGCGGACCCGCCGACGCTATCTATCGTAGCCCCGGTACCCTCAACAATGAGGTTATTGATGCCCGCAAAAAGATATCCCCCAAAGTTTAACCCCCCGATTGGTTGCGTAATTTGCTGATTGGTTCCGACCCAGCAAACGCTTCCATTCGGGACGGTCAGAACAACCTGATTAGCCCCCTGATTGGCTTGCGCCCATGTATTGAACGCCTTAAATGCGGGAGCATCGTCACTTCCGTAGGTGATGGATTTTGATACTGACGTGACTTGCGTGCCCATAGTAGGCGTCACTACCACCACCTGCTGGCCGCCGCCAAAGGCGCCAACTGAAACGATCGTGCCTGTGTAATCGCCGCCGCCGTTGCCAACACCCGGAATTGCGATGGCCTTGCCAACGTCACCAGGGCTGGTGAACTGATTGGAGAATACGGTCAAGTTTCCGCTGAACGGCGGTGGCGTGCTGATAGTCAGCGTTACTGTTTGCTTGTCTCCGTTACATGTAGCAGCCGGACTGGCACAAGGGCCAGAGGCAGAGGCAACTCCCGTAACGATGTTGCAGGCGAGTTGCGGAGTAGCAGTAAGCGCTGTCTGGAATATAGCAAATGCTGCATAACACGCGCTCGCTGAAACCATCAGCCCAGCAAGCGCAATAATCCACTTCCGCATTTTCATCCACCGATGATCCGGCCGCCCGCGCCGCCGCCGGAAGGCAGAGAAATCGTAATGCCGGTGGCCTGACCTACATTCATAGAATTTGTCGCCGCGAACGTACCAGCACCCGTAAAGGCCAAGCCAGAAATGGCACAGTAATCAGCCGTGAAGTTATTTCCTGAAGATATGGTTGCTTGGCCATTGGACGGGTTGTTGTTCGTGAGTAGGCACTGATTAGTTGAATTGGCCGAGATGTTGCTCAGTGTGGTGATGGTCGTCGTAATACCTTGTTGGAATTGAACGCGGTTTGGGCCTGTGATTGTTAGCGTGTTGATCCCAATAGCTGTGGCCCCTGACAACTGAAAGAACCTGTCAACGCTGCTATTAACCGTGATGTTGTTGTAGGTTTTGGATGTCCCTGCACGAAACTCTCTCTGCCCCGATGCTGTACCAGTAAAGGCAACCGTGGAGCCATTGGCGTTGAGCGTGAAGTTGGTCGACCCGGCTGCAGTCCAAATAGCGGTAGCACCGGAGAGCGTCCAAGTGCCATTGCCCATATTCAGAGTTCGGTTGCCGGCGCCAGTGCTGATGAAAGCAGTTGTGGAAGAGGAAAGCGTGACGTTGTTGTTGTTGGTTGCAAAGTCCAGCGTGCTCGGACCCGTAAAAGCACTCATATCGAGCGAGATAATTGCAACAGTAGTGTTAACCGTGACTGTGCCAGTGCCAGATGACGCATCGAACGTGGCGGAGTCACCAGTCGAAGGTGAACCTCCGGTACCACCCCCCGCACATGTGGTGCCGCCACCCGACGCTGAGGCCCATTTTATGCCGCCAGCGCCACCGCCGCCGGTGTTGGTGCCATCCCAAGAGGCTGTACCACCGACCCAAAAACACGTCACAGCATACGCAGCATTCGGCGCCAAGAATGCGAGCGCGAGAAGGAAAAGGCCGAAGAGTTTGTTCATGGGATCACCGCGTCACGTAGGTGATGGAGCCGGTGAGCTGCGTCGCGGCGGATTGCGCGATGCAGAGGTCGTTGGCGTTGGTTGCGGTTTGGAGAACCTGGAATCCGCCGCTGCCTCTCGAAATGCCTCCATTTGCCGCAAAATTGTATCCGGTCGCGGCCGTAGCTACTGAGGTGCCCGCGCCCACGACTGCAACTGCGCTGGTTGCACAGGTCGTGCCGGTCGTTGCTTCAAACACGGCAACGCTATCGGCAGCATTATTCGTCAACTCGTATGCGCAGACGTAGATTTTTTTGGCTGAGACGCCAGTCACAATGACCTTTACCGCAGCCGTCGCAAGGGTGATCGGGACCGTTGTTTTGACCGATGTTTGACAAGGATCTCCGGCCAGCCCCAGCATGTTGGTGCCGCCCGACGCATCAAGCACACCTGCATATGTAGCATTCGCCGGAACGGCCGCGCCTGTCGCGCCATGGCCCCATAGGGCGTTAGCGGTCTGGTTAGAAGCAATGACAATCGGCGAACTATTGGCCATTGTAGCTTGGCCTGCCGCTAGCGTGTTCGTCACGAAGGCATTGACGCCGGGAACGTTCACCGCACCGGGCGAAGTGCCGTAGGCTGCCATTGCACCAAGGGTGCCACCGGCCCAAGAGGTGAAGCCGTTGATCTGAGCGGCGAAAGTGCCGTTACCAATGACTGTAATTCGGCCGGAAGCATCCACAGCCAAACACTGCGCCACAGTCGTATTGTCGCAAAGTATGTGGCGCGGGTAGTAAACGCTAGTTGCGTCCTTTGCACCGAAGACAAGACCGCTGCCTGCCGTAGCGCCGTAGTTGTCAGCCGCCGATGCTTGTGAGGCAAGCCCGGCAAGAATTGCGATCGAAAGGAATATCTTGCGCATGGTATTACCTCAGCATGGGCATCACACAGCCCGTTGAAAGATCGATGGTGCCGTCACAGCCGGCGGGTGGTGAGGGAGCAGTGCCGCAAATGGCCGGGCCAGTCAGAACGGTGAGACCCCAGCCCTGACAGGCGTATCCAGTCAGGCCCGCCGCCCTCGCAGCGCCACCCAGCGCCAGCATTGCAAGCAGAAAGAGCAGCGCGCGTTTCATGGCTTCGCTGTCCCTATGACTGCTTTCAATGTGGATGTGGTGGCCGGCGTGATACCTGCCAGATACCAAGTCGAGCCAATGCCGGGCTGCTGAAGCACGATGAAGCCGCCGCCGGGAATGTAATAGCTGGAGGTCGTGGCCGTGATGGAAGAGGAAGATCCGATATTGTAATAGGCTTCCTGCGACGTGATATTGTATAAGATCACAACAGGTCCGCAGGACGGCAACACCACGTTGGCCGTGCTGGTCGTCAAAGCCCGCGAGACCTGTCCGCAGGGCGTCAACCCTGCATATTGGGCGTTGGCCCCGCCACACAAGGCGAAAAGAATCGCCAGTGAGCCAAATAGTCTAAGCATGGGATGCTCCGTTCGGTTTTGATGCTTGGGTCATTTTCTGCTTGTGCTGGAGTTCTCCTAACTCCATTGCACGAGCATGTTCCTTCTCTGACCGCTCCATCTCCCGTTGGTGCTTCAGGGTCTCGAAATGGTCCTGACGTTGCTGGCGTTCAGCTTCAAGGCGGTTCTTTTCCACCTCGGCCCCTGCGCTGATTTCGGCAATCCGGATTTCCATTTCCTTCATCTTCACGTCCATCTGCTTTATTTGCATGTTGGCCGCATTGTTCGCCTGCTCGCCCTCGTTCTCGATCCGCTGCCGCTCGACTTCCGGATCAACTTTGTTCTGCGGATTGGCCGCTTTTTCCTTGGCGTCGAGTTCGGCCTTCTCGCAAAAATCTTCAATCGCTGATTCAAGATCACGACCAACGCGGAAGCCACGGACGGCAAATTGAAGCATTTTAGCAGCGAGCGGTGCAAACTCAGGGACCATCTGAGTTGTCTGGGCTGCAACCTCGATAAATTTCGTAACCTGACCAACAAATTCTGTTCGTGCAGCCTTCTCTTGCTCCATGTCGCCTTGGACAGTGGAGTCGGTTTCGATATCAATTCGAAATCCTCTGAGCTTGTCCTGACGCAGAAGGCCGATGGCCTCCATGATCATCGCGAGCTTGCGCTGCTGCTTCTGCTCTGGGGTTTCTTCCGGAGGCGGCCCCGGCTGCGGGAAGGGCATCGCCGCAGCCGGGGGCATCGCACCAGGAGCAGGCGGGGCTGGAGGCGTACCCGCGTCCGGCGCAATCGGAGGACCGGGAGGTGCCGGCATCATGGGAGGCCCGCCGTTGTGGCCCATCATGGGAGGCGGTCCATGGGGCGGCGGAGGTAGGGCCGGCGGATCGAGCCCTTCGTCATTCATCGCGCCCGAGACCTGGATCAGCGTTTCAGCCCGGTATTGCTCGGAAATGATCTCGCCCATGATGGCGATGATGTCCCGGCAGAACCGTGCGATGTCGTCCTGCCGTTCCTGAATGCGGGTCGCTGAATTGTTCGTCTTGAGCCGCTGCGCGCCCATCGTTTCGCGGGCGTCAGACGTGCCGCGCATGATATCGGAAATGCCGGTGGTCCGGTCCAGATCCGCGATGATCTGCTGACGAACTTCGATCAGGGTTTGCAGGACTTTCGCCACCATCTCGATCGGAACCCAATCGATGGCGCCCTTCAGTCCACCCTTCTCCGCAAAGACTGCCCAGCTATCAACCGGGATCAGGTTGGGCTCTTGGGCCTCTTCGAACACCCGCTTGAGGGCCTGCGCTCCGGCATCATAAACGCCGATAACCTTGCAGGCGCCGGTCAGGACATCGATGCGCTTGGTGAGGTCGTCGATCTGCGCGTATTGGTCCTGGCTCTCGGCATAGTCCGGAACCGGGATCGTCGTGTCATTCGTCATGGTCGCATTGAGCGGACACGGACACGGGAAGAAGCCATCCAGCTTCAGGGGGTCGTCAGCCTCCTTGCAAAGCCCGTCATAGGACTTGGCGAAGAAGTAGACCTTCCGCTCGGGCTTCCACCAAATCTCGTAGATGGTCGCCTGCATCCCATCCTTGCCGGTTACGGTGGATGAGGAGTTGTTCGATGCCTTGGATGCGTCCTTGTCGTCACCGGGCTTGTGGTCAAGCTCGATCTTCTTTCCGATCTCTTCCCCGAAATATTCGATGCAATCGGAACGGCTCATATAGAGCTTGCGGCCCTTGCCCTCGATCTCGTCCTCGGTTCGGGCATAGGCCGGGAAAGTGTAGTAGTCCTGCCAGTGCAGGTAATCGACACAAACGCTCTCCCTTAGCAGTTCGTGCTCGGCTTCTTCTTCCGGCTCGGTGTCGTCAGGGACCGGATTATCCGACCCGGCAAGGTCAATGTCGTTATCACCAGACTGAGGAGGCGATATTGGTTCTCCGAAAAGGGGATAGTATCGTATCCAAACTTGTCCTCTTCCGACCAGGAGGTAGTCGTTTCGGGCGCGTCTGACCGCGCTGTCGAACCCGGCCATCTGAACTTCATAACGAAGATTCCTCTCAAGGATGGTCGATGCCATCCGCCCGGTAACGTCCTTGTCGAGAAAGCGCCGCTCGCAGATCGGAACGGGTGTCTTGGAATACAGGGCCGGTTTCAGGGTTTCGGTATTGGCCCAGAACAGGTTGAGCCGGCGTGCCACGCCCACCGAATTGTCGTCCCGCTCATCGCGGTAATGACGCAGGATTTTCTCACCGCGCTTGTGCCACTTGTTGTTCTCTTTGTCGCATTGCTCCACCTGGCTCTTCCAATGAGCCGCGAGCTTTTGACCTTCGGATTGCGGTTCAGCCATTCGCCAGTCTAGCCATGTATAGCCCAAATGATTTGGGGCGAATTATACGCAACTCTACTAGCGCTAAGCAGTATTCTCCCGACTTATACAGAAGTAGCCAAAGCTTTCATTTCCGGCGGTCTTTCCGCCATTCCAACCATTCCTGAACGGCCGCCCCAATTGAGAGAATTGCCAGTGCGACCATGAGACCCGCGAGCCAATAGAGCCACCAAAGGTTGCTCACGAGTACTCGCCGTCTACGCCCTTGCGATAGCCCGTGATGAAGCCTTCCCCACGCCGCATGTCGGAGATATCTCTTTGCGCCGTGGTGAGCATCTTGACGTGGTTGGTGACGCGCTCCTCAAGGATGCTGACGCGCTTGTCGTGATCTGCGGCCGTATCGATCTTCTTCTCAACCGCTTCAAGGCGCTGGGCAAGAAGATCAATGCGCCCGCCAATCCGAGTGAAAGCGCCCACAAATCCGATAAGCAGAACGACGGCATTTAGGATCGCCCCGTAAGTTATCTCAGGGTTGAATGTCACAACGTCCGGATCTCCTAGCTACCGCCGAGGCTAGGCCCACCCTAGCTCCTTTAAGTACACCTCACATTTATTGGGCCTTCTCAATGGCGCGACATGCGTCTCGGAATTGCCCATAATCAGTCACCATTTCCTGCACCGCTGATCCTGACTTCGGCAGCTCCTTTGCTGCCTGCTTCTGGAAGTCCGCCGTGTAACTCCGCAGCGGCGGGCATCGCGATCTAAAAATTACCGTCTGACAGCCTTCGAGTGGTGTCATCAACAGTGCGACGCTCAGCAAGGACACTGCCGGCGCGGCTCTGAGCGTCGATTTCCTCGCGCTGTGACTCCTTGATAACTTCATCTCGACCTCGCTGCTCAGCAGCTTTCGTCACGTCTCGCACAGCAAGGCGTATCAGGCCGAAGATGCCAGCCACGATGGCTGACGCAACAGCGGCCACGATACCCCATGTCTGTATGGTGCTCACTGTGGGGCAGTTACGCTCGGAATGCCCGCAGCAACAGCCGCCTGCTTCGGAACAACGGTGATGCCGTTACCAGCCGTCTCCACGATGGATTGCGCTTTGGCAGTCTGCGAGTTCACGGCGGACTGGAACAGGACCGAAACCGCTGCATATAGCGTGGCAGCGATGCCAGCCGCATCACCCTTGAGCCAACCGGCGCCAACGGCGTACATCACCCCAGCGAGAATCCCCTTTTCGATGAGACCTCCGATGGGGCCGGCAAACGTATTGAGGATCGTTAGAATAGCCTTCATTTTGTCTCTCCGGTTTTCAAAGCTTTTTTCCACTTCACAAGCCACGCAACGCGATCTTCAATCCCCACCGTTCCGCCGTTCAGCTTCTTGGTTACGCGAAGAATGTCGTCCACCTTCGCGTAAGGAAGACAGCCGCAATTGATGAAATCCGACACACCGCATTCGAGGAAGTAGCGCGGGTCGATCAGATACTCGGGGTGGTTGACCACATCTATCTTCGTTGCCTTCGCAACGCGCTCATAGCCTTCGCGTCCAGTGGTCTGTGACGCGCCGCGTCCCCTGAAATTGTAGCCATCATCAGACCCAGGACGGTTGCCCATGCGCCCATTGTAGACCTTGTTCGCGAGCGCCCGAGGATTGCCAGAGAACGGCGCAGCGCTTGCCATCGTTGGAAACCGCGAGGGCCAAACCTGTATGATCCGCTTTGCGGTGTAGTTCATGTTTTCGACGACATCCCGCCCAGCGCCGCATTCGTGGCTGATCTGCGCCATGACGTGAGCCACCAGCAACGGCGTATCGATCGGGCCGTATTTGGCGAACACGGAAGGCGCCCATGTCGCAACCCCATCGCGCAGTCCGGGGACTTTCTTGTCCCCATCCGGCCATAGATTGAAGAGTGCGTTGACGAATGCCATCACATCCTCAACGTGCCGGTGAATTGATATTGCGTATTGCTCCCAACGTATGTGGTGACGTTGGTGTTATCGCCGGACTCCATCGCCTGCACGAAATGAAATCCGAGCTGCGGGGCAATTGCCCCCTGAATCGTCATGGTAGCGTTGTATTGTCCTGTCGAAGTCGTGGTGACGCCCGTCCCCTGATAGGTATAGGTGCCGGTGGCATCAAAGCCCATGCCGATATTGCCAAGCGCGCCAGACACAGCAGCCACGCTGAAGCGCTGGCTGAACACAAAATGTGTGCTGTCTTCCGCGAGGCCGGATACGAATGATATTCTGTTGTTGTTGCTGTTATCCGACGAGCGAGGGGATGAACTGGTGTAGTTCCAGCTTGCCGCGCTATCAGTGACGGTAGTTACAACCGAGACCCGATTGTAAAGATTCCAGCAGCCAAGGAACGCCGCCGTTCCCCCTGACGCAGCAGCACCGTAGATCCAATCCATCAGGGATGAACCGTTGCTGCGGGTGGTCCCGACATACGTTCCACGGGAAGCCGCAGGGCCGTTGGTGATGCTGGCGTTGTTCAGCCAGACACCATTGACCCTGGTCAAGGCCGTGCCAGCCGAACGCAAAACGTCGCTGGTCCAATCGGGACCATGAACCAGTCTCAGCGTTCCTGCGTCATTCCAGACGAACCAGTCATTGACCTTGCTGGCGCCGATAGCGGCAGGTGAATTCGCCGTGTTGATCGTTGTGACCGAAAGCTCGGTAAAGGTCGTCGGGACCAGAATAGTACCGTTATAGATCGGGATCTGGTTACCGACATATGGGGTGTAATAGACCGTACCCTGCGCAGCGGTCGTTAAGGACATAACCGGCGTTGCAGTCGTGAACGTCAGCCGTCCCTGCGGAGTGATGACGAACGTTCCACCCAAAGCCTTCGCAAGATTGGCCGAACCGATGGCCGCCGCGAAGTCGAACCCGTTAGCCTTCGCCATCAAGCCGGAGACGAACGAAGAAGCGCCCAGCCGGGACCAAATGACGGCGCCCGCCTCGTTGGTGAAGACAGCCCGATAATCCGAGGATGTCGGGTCGTTATAGGTCAGGTTGAGCGTGCAGCCTGTACCGGCTCCGGAGGTCGATCCCTGCGCAACCGGGTTGGCCGGCTTGACCGTATAGAACCCCGGAAAGGTGACGGTGACAGTTGCGACGGCACTTCCAGAAAGCGTTGCAACCGTAAGAACGGGTTGAAGTATTGCCGTTCCGCCGGTTTCCGTAATGGTATCGCCAACCGCATATCCAGAGCCGCCCGCCTGAACGGTTGCCGCTGTGCAACTGAAAATGGTCGTGTTGAGCAGCATTCCCAGCGAATGGGAAACGAACCCAACGATGCCCGCCGCAGACAAATAGAGGCCGCTTGTCGTGTCGGAGGTAAAGGTAATGCCTGGAGTTGCAAGCGCCCCGGAAATCGCCTTGAATGCCGCCGTCATGCCGGCCTGGCCGTCTCGGGTCAGAACGTCAGAAAGACCTGACGCAATGTCGGTATAGTTGGCGTTGACCGCGCTACTTAGAATTGTGGTGTTTGGCACAAACGTATTCAGGATAGAAAAGACCCCACTTCCGTTGAACGGCACTAGAGCCTCCTACTGTTCTAGAGAGAGCGTCGCTCTCTCACTTGGTTTCGTGTAATTCAGGCGAGAGGCTTCATGCGGACAGACGCCACCATTGTGGTAGCGACCTGAATTGCAGTTGAAGCAGAGGATGCGGAACGACTTTGGAAATCCATTATCGACAAGCCACCGGAATAATGTGCTTCCTGGAGCAACCTCTTTGCGATGCTCGGCTCCATTGTCGTCTGCATGATCGATCGTCAAAAACTTCGGTTCACTCTCTCCACAGCATGCGCATTCGTGTCCGTAGTGATCGAAAACCACCTTTTTCCACTTTTGATAATGGCGCCGGCGCGTCTCCGCTTGGTACTCCGGGTTTTTCCGATATTTTATGCGATCATAAATTTTCAGCCGATCGCTGTTCTTTTCGCGCCAAGCAGATTGATAGCCGTTGCGTTCTGCACTCCAGCAAGGAATGCAAAACTTCCGGAAATAAAACTTGCCACCCTTCATCTTCTGAAAGCGCGCTAGTTCCTTCTCCTGCTCGCAGGATTTGCAAATGCCAATCATAGGTTTTCTCCCATGAATGACTTTCTAACTGGTGCCGCGCTTGCTCTCACGCTTGGCTTCGGTGCCAGCGTATTTATCCACTCTCTTGCGTGGCTGTGGGAATGGCTCACTGAGAAACCCCTCCCGCCATCAGGGCGCGAATTAGTGCTGCCGCCTGCTGGCCCATTGGTGCGGCCTCATTCTTCGCCTTCTTCGCGTTGTAGTTCAGAAGCTGCTGAACGACGGGATTGACCTTCTCGCCCTTGGCTGTAAGCAGCCGCGCGATATCCTGCCGGGTGTTTGAAAACCCGTGCTCCAGCGCATAATTGACGGCAGCGCCGGGAGCGGCGCCGATAAGACCGGTTGCAGTCACCCCGAGATTTACCTTCGGAGCTGTCGTGTCATTCATCCCGGCGGTTCGGGTGGCCGTTCGCGTGCCCTCGATCTTGTTCTTCATCCGCTGGAATTGATCGGCGGCCGATATTTCGTTCTGAATTTCCCGGTTGGCCTGCGGCCCCAGAAGATGCTCCAGCTTTGCGCTGCTGTTGGGCGCCCCGATCAACGATCGCAGCTTGCGGCCTTCATCGCCTGGAGATCCAACCCTGTGCTCGATCTCGCGACGAACGCCAATCTCAACCATTTTGCGTTCGGCAAGGCTCAAGCCGTCAAGATGTTCGGCGAGCTGTTCGGGCAGCATCTTGTTGTTGAATATCGATCGGCCGAGGTCTAGCGCCTCTTCCATCTGCGGCTTGGTTGCGGCAAGCTTTCGCGCTTGCGCATATTCGCCGCCTGTCACGTTGTCCAGATGACGGATCAGATCGCGTCGCGCTTGCATGACGGCAGACATGGTGGACTGTGCAGCAGCGCTTTCGTCGGCACCCTTCATCATGCCGTTGATGCGCTGATCGAGGCTCTTTTTGACGAAATCCCAATAGCGGATTGATGGCTGCGCAGCGTGCTCGATATCGTCGGCAATATGATACCCCGGACCGCTGATGATGGTTCGGGTTTCGGGTGCGCTCAATTCCTCGCCCATGTCCTTGGCGATCGTCTTGGCGTTCTTTGCGGCTTGCTGGATGGCCGGGCGCTGGGCCAATTCCTGCATGCGCGCATCGTTGACGACGGGATATTTCTCCTCCAGTGCCTTGTAAAGCGGGCCGACGTTCTTGCGGCTCCATTCCTCGATGCCGTTCTGTAGCTTTACAACATCATGGCTTTCGCCCAAGTGCTTATCGAGCACAGCGTTCAACTGCGGCGCGATGCCTTCAGCGCGTCCAGCCACCGGCTTGTAGACCGTGTTCTGAGCCTTGCCGGAATGCTGCGCCATAAAGTCAGCGCGGCTTTCCAACTGGTGTCCTAGATCCATGAGCATGGCATTCGGGCCAAGCTCTTTCGTTCTTGCTGCCGCCTGGGGCGCCGTCAGCTCTTCATCGGCGATGTTCTTGGCGACGCGATCGACAGCAGCGCCCTTGATGCGCCCCCCGCCCAACACGCCCCCCAACTCCTCACCAGCGGTCGCAGCGGCGACGGTATTGCGCGCACCTTGAACAGCCTTCGAACCCACGCCGGCACCGACACCTCCCAGCAAGCCGCCAGCAAATCGCGCGTAGGGCTCCAGCGTCCCCGTGAAGTAATCGCCGAGCGCCTGCGACCCGAGGCCAGCACCAACGCCCTGTGCGATCTTGGTAGGAAGGCCACCCGGTCCAATCAAAGCGCCTGTGACGTTTTCCGAAACCGACTTAGCGTACTTTCCCTCGGTTGTTTTTGGTTCATAGAATTTGCCGGTGTAGCCCTCGACTGCTTTCTGAATGGTGTCGGAATCCGGCGCATCCCGCAAAACCATGCCGCCAGGCAACATCGGGGCCAGTTTCGAGACAGCGCCCTTAAACGTCTGGACCTTCTCAGGTGACGCGCCGATAGCGTCCCCAACGTAATCAGTTGCGGCAGAGGCCAGTCCCCGCGCACCGCCAGCGGCGCCAGCCGCGCCAATGGCTGCACTGGGAACGCCAATAGCGGTACTCTTGGCCACATCCGTCAACTTATTGACCTTCGCTCCACCGTTTTCCGCGTGCCATTGCTGAGCGCCAGCCATCGCCCCCGCTTCGTCTGCGGCTTCGATATCCAGTTTAGTTCCGGTTGGCGTTTCGATGGTGAATACCGGCATCAGTGCACCTTCAGAACCTTGAAGCCGCCCGTTGCCGTTCCCGTCCCGTCACCTCGTTGTTTGACCGCCTCTACATCCATTTCAATCGGATTGCCGGTCAGCGGATTGATGACCGGATGATCCCTGAAGAAATTAGACTTCAGTTCTGAATATCGGCTGTAGTTGGCCGGATCGCGTAGAAGCTTGCCCAGCTCTTGCTGCTTCAGTGCGGCCTGCTGGATCATGTCAGCCATTGCCAGCGCGCCCTCTTTCGAGGTCGTCAAGCCGGGAACGCCCTGCATAGCCTTGGCGAAGGTCTCGGAGTTGCTGCCGCCCTGCAATGAACTGGCAAGCGTACCGGCAAGACCGATACCAACCTTGTTGATCGAGTCCGCAGCGGCGATCGCGTTGAGCTGATCCTTCATCACGCCCGGCGCATAGTTTGCTGCCGCCCGCTTCATTTCGAGCGACCAAGGCGATGTCGGGCCGAACGTGATCTTGTCCCCGTACCGCTGAATATTGTCCTTGATGACGCCAATTCCCTTGAGGACGTTCGGAGCATCGTTCGCCGCAGCAATATCGGTTTTGATCACATCGCTATTAGCCTTCGCGCCGCCTTGGCTGAGTTCTCGCGCAGCCGCAAGTTCGCGGCCTTTAGCTGCAAGTGCGTCGATCGTGAGTGGCATTGCAGGGGCCGGCGCAGGCGGGAGACCCGCGCCAGGCCCCTGCCCCCCACCGGTGCCGCCAGGTAGGGGATTCTCACGCCGCCAGGCTTCTGTGGCCTCCGGATACATCCGAGTGACGCCGGGAGGCGTGGGAGGCGCAGGAAGTGGTGCGCGCAACGGAGGCGCAGGCTGCGGGACTGCCGAAATACTCGCATCCGGCGTGGATAGGCCGGGCCGGATACCGGGCTGAAAGCCGGTATCCACCGGCGCACTTCGGACACCAGCCACAGGGCTCGCATATCCGGGACGGCCAGCAGCATCCTCAACCGGCTTCGGCCGGATCAGGCCGTCAATCATCAAATTGCGCTGTTCAGGCGAAGCCATCGGATTGGCCGACATGCGCGCGACATTGGCCGCGTCGGGCTGCTGGCCTCGCTGCAACTGCTGAATAAGCGCCGTCATGTTCGAGGCATTGCCCTCGGCCGCTTGCGACTGGATTTCGTTGGCGCGGTTGCGCTCAAGGCCACCCGTCACAGCGAGAAGCGCATTCGCAAGCGCGCCAGTCGGACGCGAGACATCCTGCCCCGACCGTTTCATCAGTTCAGCGGCATAGGCCCGCTGCGTCGCCAACTGTTCAGGAGTGGCGTATGCGGGATTGACGAAGTTGGGGGAGAATTCAGCCATCAAGTGAACGCAGGCCAGGCCTGCCCTCCATAATTCATGGTTGAAGCCGTTCCGCCTCCGCCGAACCCTGAGAACATGCTGCCGAGCCCACCAGCCAGAGACGTTCCACCCGTCATCGGCGCCATGGCGAGGCCAACACCAGCGCCTGCGAGCTTGCCAATGTTGTTCCAGGTGTCGTTGTAGGACTTCATCTCATTCTCGTAATTCGACTGCACCGCGCCCGAGTAGTTCGGCGGCTGGATGGTCGCTTGAGGTGGCGATTGATATGTGCCTGCGGTCGGAGCAGATGCGCCGAACAGGCTGCCAGCCGTCTGCAACGGCGCCTGATACTCCTGCAGCGCCTGCCCGAACGCCTGCCCCTGATTTTTCGTCAGGTAGTTGGTGGTGATATCGCCCTGATTTCTGGCCTGAAGATTTTTTGCGTTGTTATACGCCTCCGTTCCAGGCTGAAGGCCCTGATTGCGAAGCTTGGCCTCCAAAACCGAATCCTGCTGATTGAAGATTGGCTTGAGATACTGCGCATTCCAATCGTTCAGCTTGGAAGCAACGGCGCCTGATGCGGAATTAAAGTCCGGCGCCTGCGAGTACATGCTCTGGGTATTGCGCAAGAGATCCTGCGCAGTCTGCCCAGCGATTTGCTGCGTACCAGTCCGGGTATCCAGAAGCCCCTGCTGACCCTGATTGAGCGACTGCACAATCCGATAGCCGGACGGGCTCGATGAATCAGGAACGTAGTTTACGCTGCTAAACGGGTTGGACTGGTCATAGGAGTTGTTTCTGTTCTGAGATTGCGCCGCTTGCAGGTTGAACCCGGCTTGCGCATTGCTTGTTGCAGTCGGATCGGGTGCATCTGGCTTATTGAAACTCATTGCATGGTTCTCCCCGCCAGATGCGCAAGCTTCTCGCCAAACAGCCCGTACATCACCGCGTCCTCATTCCCGAACCCGTGATGGCGAACGCCCTCAAAGACGAAGCCGAGCTTGTGGATGCTCTTTTTGAGGATCTTGTTTGATTTCTGGGTGCGCACCGTGATCCGGCTGACCCCGAAATGATCCACCGCTATCTTGGCAAGCTGCTTGACGATATCGAGCGTCAGCGTGTTCGGGCCGTAGTAGGACAGCTCAATATCCGGCCCGTTGTGAGCCTGGAAGAAGCAGGCACCGATCAGCCGGTTGTCCTCGGCAATGCCACAGGCAAGGTCCACCTTCGTGCACAGCACGCCGAACGCCTGATAGGTCCAGTCGATAACCAGTTGATCGTTGCCTGTGACGAGGACTTTCATCAGAAGAATGCCTTTGCTGGTTCGGCGATGAGATCCCAGCCGTTCAACTGCAACAGAACCCCTCCCGTGGTTCCGTTATCCGAGGTCACGACTTGCGTGATGATCGAGGCGCACTGCCCGATGCCCTCAACCGTCGTCCAGTTGGCGACCGTTGCCGAGTTCGGTGGCCAGATCGCCTGATCCCACAAGGCGACATCCCACTGCGCGCCGCCTGTGTTGATGGTCGATGGAATGGAGATCGGAGCGCCTGAGCCGAAATCGATGTTCAAACCGATGCCGGGCGTGACCGTGCCGTCTGTGGTCAGGATCGGCCGCGCCATGGTCCAGCGCTTCAGATGCCCACGGCTCTCGAAATAGTTGAACGCGGTTTGAACCGTTGCCGTGATGGGCAAATCGGTGACATCGACATAATCTCCCGAACCGATATCGAATTGATAGAGGTTACCGTCTTCCGCCCCGAAATACGGCACATCGTTGAGAATATCCCAGCAGTTCGCGTTGAGGCCCGTGAACTGGCACCACGCGCCGGTCAGCGTGTTCATGACGTACTGAACGACGGTCTGTCCCTCAACCTGCGGAATGTTGAGGATGACGAGTTGCCCCTTAGCATACTCCATCAATTGCCAACCAAAATTGGCCTTGTAGAGCCGGGCAGAGTTCATCATGGCATTCTGGATCATGGTCGTGGGCGCGACCTTGGCCACTGCCGCACGGTCCAGCGTCATCATCTCGGACATCGGAGTGATACCATCCACACTGATAATCCAGAGATTGCCTGCAATGCGGAGGAAGCAGCGGCGGCCGATCGGAGCGCCGAGATCGTAGATGCCTACGAGTGCAAACGTGTCCGCCGTCGTCGGGTCAGTGCCGGCGTAAATGATGACTTGCCCGCGCGAGGTGATGAAGCAGATATATTCATCGACGTTCTGCTTGTCGTCCTGCGTCCATGTCGCAATCGCCTGAATGAAGCCGCCTCGGCCCATGTTCTGACCGAGATCGAACAGCGTCACGTCCCCCGAGATCGCGCTGTTGGCGAGATAACCGACTTTGGTTGAGTTGACGAACACACACCAGATGCGGCCCTTCCAGACCGTCCAGCTTACAATGTCGTTGGCGGAGTATCCCGAGCCGGTCAGGGTCATCGCCGCCCATGTCGATCCGTCATAGATGAACGGAGGATCGACGCCATTGGCGCAGGGCATGAAGGCATTTGAGGCCGCATTGGTGAAGTTCACCGACTGCACCCGCGAATTCGAAAGCCCTGTCTTGGTGGTGATCGCAGCTACCCCGCTTGCGGTCACGTCATAGACATCGCCGCCCCCAACCGCGAACATCTTGGAATTCGCAACGTTCGGCGAATTGTAAACCAGGATGCTTTCAACATGGGTCGAGCTTGTTCCGATACCGGTTGCCCAGACCTGAGATCCTCTCCGAACCTCCAGATAACCGGGCCGTGGGATGAAATTGTCCAACTGCACCGCATGATCGGGCGGCATGTCGGCAAGCGAGGAGATTTGATCCCAGCCCTTGATGGAAGCGGGAATAGACATCGGGAACGATTTTCCCGTGCCCTTCATGAAATCGTTTTTCATACTCAGGGAATTGCGCATTACGCATCCCCCGGATAGTTCGCATCCTGAACGTTATACGGGCTGAGCAGATAGGGCTGGAACCGCTTACCCATGGTGAGTGTCGGCGCGCCACCGTCACGCGCGATGAGCTGCTGCACATAGTCGTTGTATTCGATCTGCATCGAAGCAGCGGTCGGAATGCCCTTTGCCTGTAGAAAACGCCACTTTGTCCCGAGAATGATCGCCTGGGAGTCGAGGATCGGCGTATCAGTATCCAGTGTCATGGATGCTTGCAGAGGTCCGGAAACCGGACGCACCCAATTCAGCGAGAGATATTCCCATGCAATCTGGAACGGCGTATCAACGGTTTGAGGTGGTGGCCATAGACGGTACGTGCCTGCTGTTAAGGAGCCTACTTGACGGAAGTGTCTACGTGGTCCCGTCGTCACGATTCCTGAGCGGTGGTATTCGTCTAGTTGCGGAGAGTCCGGGCCAAGAAGTGCCCAGCGATTGGTTCTGTCCCACGCGGTCCCGTTCAGGAAGCGGTCAAAGTCAGCGTTCTCCGGATAGGTGTCCTTTGCAAACGTCAGAGCCGTCGCTGTAGCGGGCCCCGTCGCAACCATGTCCATTGTAACCTGCGTGGCGCTATCCACACTCAGCACGCGCGCTGCCACAGGGATCATGCTTCCAGACACAACGAAGGTTTCCGCCGTGATTGCCGCCGTTGACGGAATACCCGTGATGATGGGAGAGCCGAGAGAAACGGTTCCCGTCGTGACCAGTGGCGCCCCGACATTCAGCGTGAACAGGCTTTGCAGTACGGTCCAGTTATGGGTGCGCTTGAGGTTGTCGCCCTCGCGGTTGACCAGCGCATAAAGCTGCGCTGTTTGGAGATCGGTCGCGCCAACAACGGTCGAGGGCTGAACCAGACCTAGTTCAGCCGTAACCGCCTGGACGATTTCGATCAGCGAGAGCTGCGCCACTTAGGCCCCCAGAACAGCAATCCATGCCGTTGAACTGATGCGATACCAAATCTGGACCGTCGTCGCGTTGCAGGTCTCGCCAGCATCGGTCGAACCGCTATTCACGGTGCCGCCTGTGTGGGGATAGACCTTGCCGTTTCCGGCAGCGGTATTAGCGACTACGATCGGAGAAAGCAGCGGAACAGACGAACTCATGCGGATGCCATCCGAGCCGGATGCCGTCATGACAAAAACGGTATTTTGCCCATCGCATGCGGTGGCATTGGCCGAAGTCGTGCCGGCTGCGGTAATGGCGACATTAGCGTCACCAAGCGCTATCGCTTGCGGCCACGAAAATCCGAGGCCCATCATGTCTGCCATTTTGGTCATTTAGCTCTCCTTCGGTTTGTTGGGTATTCCGGGCGGACGGCCACGGCGTTTGGCAGGCTCAACGGAGCCGGACAAGTCCTGAACGAATTGAGCGGGGGCCTGAAGATGCGCTTGGCTGTCATCCGCGCTCGCGTGAACGCGGTTGATCTGCGTTTCCTGGAAGTCATAGGTCTGTGGGTTGGGCGGTGCGGACTGCTTCTGATGCACCAGCGTGGCTAGTTCCTGCATCTGACGGGTCAGCGTCGCAATCTGCTGATCCTTCTGCGCAAGCGCGGTCTCGAACTTATGGTGATCGACGCCCTTCTCGGCGCGATCGAGGTATTTCTTGGCCGCGTTCACCCAATCCTGAGCGCCCATGCCAATGGTTGAGATGCCATGCGCCGACAGATGCGCGAGCTGTTCAACGGTGTGGATGTTGTAGCCGCGAAGCGTCGTCTCGACTTCCGGCTTGGTCGGAAACAGCAGGTTGATCGGGATGCCGTCCGGTATCTGGTTGACGCCCTGCAGATACTGCGCCCATTTGTTCGGCCAGCGCGCTTTATCGCTATCGTTGACTTCGCGATCGACCACATTCAGACTTTCGCCCGGATGCTGGATCTTCACGAAGTCGCGGCTTTCATGCACGGGAACGCCCTGCACGGCCGACTTGGCCCTATTGAGAATGGACTTTTTGTAGAAGCCAACCATCAACTGCGTATCATCGGCGCCGGAATTGGCCATGCCCCAGCCCTGCCGGTTGACGGCAGCTTCGTCGTACTTGATAGGCGCGAAAGGCGTATAGGAATCACTCATGCTGCTTTCTCCCGGTTAATCAGTGCGTCCACTTTGGCCCTCATGTCTTTCCAGACATCGGCAAACAGGCTGTCTCCGTGCACTGTGACGGAGAACAAGTGGCCGTAGTTCGTGCAGAGCCTCTGAAGGTCCTGCGCTTGTGCGATCAGCGGAAGCGTCGTCTTGAACACGCGACCATTGAATTCCGTGTCGTAAATTTCGTTTGTGTCGGTATCGTCCGGATAGGCGAATTTCTCCTCCTCAAAGGACGAATCCACCCCGAAGAAATGAAGGCCCGTATATCCAAGCACCATGCCGAGCGCGATCGAGCGAAGGGCTGCTGTACATCCTCCGGGGATCTGGCCACGGCCCTCGAATATCTCGTTCGGATAGTCCCCGGCCACGTGCCACATGACGATGCGCTGGCCCGATAGCTGGGTGAATAGCGTCGGATGACACTGCGTCGCCAACAGATAGGTGCAGCCTGCCTGTGGATTGGTGAACCACTGGGGCGACGGCATCGCATCGCAAAACACGGTGTAGTTTGGAGCTATACCCTGAGAAATCACATGATCATGGGCGCTCGAGCAAACGAGAACGTCGCCCTTGAAGGCGCGAAGATCATCAATCGTGTGCTTGAGCGAAGGTCCACCCCCAACGATGGCGAGCGGCCGCGACTTCTTCAGATGCTTTATTTCGGTCAGGAACGGATAACTTAGCTTCGAATTGGCAACAATGTTCCCTACCAAACTCTCCTGAAAGTTTGGCCAGACCGAAACAACCGCAGGTTCCCAGACCGGGGAGGTGCCCCCGGTCTGAGTTTCTTCGAGCATTACTGCGTGACCCCGACGACCGGGAAGTTCAGCATTGCCTGCGCGGTGGCAGTAGTTGCTGCCGTGGTGAGAACCACGCCGGCCATGATCGAGGTCGTGCTGGCAACCGACGCGGAGGATAGCTTGCCCGCCGTGGTCGTGGTGTAGAGCAGGACATTCTTCGTGGTCGAGGCAATGATATTGATGCCCGCACACTTTCCGGCCCGCTGGAACCATGCGTATTGGCCGCTGGTAACGGCCGTGAACGGCTGAGCACCCAACCAAGCACCGAGCTTGGACGCAGCCAGCGTGTTCGTAACGGAGTCGGCCGTCCACAAGGCCCCGGTGTTGGTGAGGATAACAACGTCACCAAGGGTGATGTTGCTCCCAGCCAGCGCGTAGACCCATTCCGAGCCGTCCGCACCCTTGGATACCTGCCCCAGGGAATACTGACCAGTCGGGCTCGGGTAGTCCGGGTTATTGGTCGAGGAGACCGCCGAGGACTGCGCGTAACCAGTGTAAGTTGCCGTGTAGTCAGCACCCTCAAGTCCGATGGTGCTGAAGCCTGCAATATTCGGATTAGCCATGTTCAGACCTCACGTGTTGTAAAGGACGCCCTGAAGGAAGGCGTTGGAAAGGGTCATGTTGCCGGCCCAGCCGATCAGCTTCACCATCGCGTCCTGGTTGACGGAGAAGCGGTCCGGATCAAGCGGAACCATGTTGCGACGGGAATGCGGGCGCCAATGGATGTACTTGGTATTGAGCATGTACATCGTATTGGCCGGCGCACCGCCGACAGCGGAGGTACCACCAGAGGTCTGGTAGGGCAGCGGATCGGCTGCGTAGCCCTGGAAGCCACCGTCCAGCACGACATCAGCCGTGTTGTACTTGAGCGACTGGAAGCCCAGCGTTCCATGCTCACCGGCGCCGTTCTCGGACGCGATGCGCTGGATCGCCTGAAGCGACTGCCAGTAGAACTTGTACATGTTGTTGTCCGCCACGATCAGATCCGGGGAGTCACGACCACGAACCTGAAGCAGCCACAGCGAATCCATGTAGTTCTGGATGTTCGCAGCGGTCGCCGCCGCACCGCCGTTGGTGACAGCGCCATAAGCCTGGTTCTGCCAGAACGTCCATGTCGCACGATCGATGCCGCCGACGATGCCCGAACCGGGCGAGGACGAGACGAGCAACTGAACCCCGTTCACGGAGCCGGTCACGGTGCCGTCGCCATAGACGCCCTGCGACATGCCGTTCATGAACGTATCTTCGGCGTTCTCAATCCGGCTTTCGAGCAGGTCGATGATCGCCTCTTCGCCCGAGTTCTGGAGTTCTTCCAGGCCCGAGATCGAAACCGCGACCGCCGACTGGCGGATTGGAAATTCCGCAGCCGAGAAGGTCTGCGACGGCGCGATGTTCAGGGTCTGATAGCCCGAATACCACTGGAACGTCTGGTTGTTGGCGTAGTTGAGTTCCTGGACGATGGTACGGCCACCGCTGAAGGTCTTCATCCGGCCGCGCTTGGAAAGACGAGCCAACAGCGCATTGTTGCGGCTCATGTTGTCTGCGAGCTGACCCGTGCGATTCCGTAGGGTCGTGGTCACGATTTCAGAAAGATTCGGAAAGGCCATTGCCTACCCCTTTGGGTTAGGCCCGGTTCCTCTCCTGCACCTCGTTCATAGCGGCAAGGATTGATCCTCGTACACCAGCAGCGCTCTTGTCAGCTCCATTCGCCGGAACGCCTTGACGCGCTCGGGGAGCCGGGGAGACGGCAGCGAGACGGGCTTTCGCAGCCGCCTCTTTCTGTGTTTTTTCGAACTCGGCCTTGCGCTTTTCTTCCTGCTCTCGCTGGCTCGCCTCGAAAAGCTCGTCATTCATCCGGAGCGCCTTTTGATAGGCAGCTTCCAGATCGTTCTGAGCGACCACGCCAGCCTGCATGAGTTGCCCCATGGAGACGCGCAGTTTTTCGAAGTGCGGATGGTCTTTCGCGAAAGAGGAAATTTCAGAAGCCACACGGTTCTGTTCCGCCAACTGTTGAGCGTTGACGAATCCGGTGACGGTCTGCCTAAGCTGGCCTACTTCGTCTAAAACAGGTTTTAGGTGGTCCGGGATCGCCTCGCCGCCATCTGAGGGCGCGGGAGATTGTCGGGCGAATTGTGAAAGGTCAACGCCATAGGTGTGGGCAAGATTGTGGAATGCCTGCAGCTGCGTCTGAGGATTGGCGAAACTGGCTTCCCACTGGAAAAGGCGGCTGATGGCCTCTGCGTCATTCTGCACCCCGAATTGCTGAAATCGGGAGCGGCTTGGCGCTAACACTTGCTCTATGGCTTCATACTGCTTGGTCTTTTCCGAATAGCTCTTGAAGCCATTCGATACTTCTTCTTCCCGCTTGGCGACATCCTGTCTGATGGGATGATCGGGCGGAAGAGAATTGAAAAATTCCTTGGACTGTTGCGACCAGCCCGGCGGTGGCCCCACAGGTTTTGACGCCTGCGGGGCTTGCTCTGCCGGAGCGGTCGCGTCCCTGTCCACTGGGACTTCTTTGGCCGCAGCGGGAGATTCCGCGCTGACCTGTTTCGCCTTGAATTTGCCAGTCTCATCGCGCTCGCGGTCGCCGACTTCCTTCACAGCGCTGTTGAGCGCCTCGCGAATGGATAGCGGCTTGTCCGGTGTCGAGGTATCGCGGCCAATGTCACCCCCAGACGATTGAGCAATATCCGCGCTCTCGGCTGCATGGGTGTCGGCAAGTTCGTCAGCCATATTCTATCCCGATAAGAATAAATCGGAACATAAGGCTGATTTGGCTGGCGATTAAAGATTAGTTTGAGAATTACAGAGTTTTACACACTATCGAATACTTGGAACGATTGATTGAACCGCGAATTGTTCGTGCTCACACAACGGAGATTTGCTCATGACCGCAGCTACCGCAGTGAAAGACAAACCAGAATCCAAGGATCGCCCCGGCAGCGCCAATGAAGCGCTCGCAGCCGTTAACGAGAACCACACGTGGGTCAAGGAGCCAGAAGATCTGACCACAAGCCCCGGCCTTCAGCGCGCCGTTCAGGAAAACCGTGACGCTATTCAGGCGCTAGCTGACTACATCGACAAGAAGTGAGGTCATCGGTTCTTTAGTTCGTAAATCGTCCGCTTGATATCCTCAACCCGCTGGCGCTTATCCAGCTTGATCGGCTCGCGCGGCCTGATCGGCTCGTTACCAAGCTCTACCATGCCTGCAGCTCTGGTTTCAGCCGAAAAGGCCCGCTTGCTGTCGATCACCTTCCCCGTGCCGTGGTGCTTCAAGGGCGCCATGGTGTCGGAGATGACGGCCACCGACCATGGCTTGGTGTCGTGAACGAGGTGGCGCTCTACCATGCCGTTTTCGTTAGCGTTCGGGTGGTTGGGGCGATAGATCCAGCTCATTAGCGCTTTCTCGTTTTTTCAGCGGCTATGTCGTATAATTCTGTTTCAGTCATTTTCCGATTTAGAACTTGTTCGCCAAGCCTTATTGCTGACCAGCCATAGGCAAGGGTGAGTTCTTGCATCCCCCGCTCCAATGCATCTCGGCGCAATGCCTTTATCGCTTCATAGACATTCTTCTCGCTCATATCCTCGCCCTCCTCTGCGGCGCCTGCTTCTCCCACAGATCGTCCAATGAAACCTCGTTGTGCGGACCAACGCCCAGGATTTTCCCAGGCGTATGCTTCACCACGTCCTTGATGTACGGACGGCTCATGCAGGCGTAGCGGACCTCATCAGGCGCGTGGTCCTCGTTCTCGGTGTCTACGTCCTCCGGCTTGTTCTGGTCATGCTGGAGCGCCGGCAGCGTTCTTATGGTGTCTCGGCAGGTGGAGAAGAAATAGATTCCAGGCCGTTCCCCATCACCCAGGAGACGCGCTCGTACCTGATCCCATCCACCAAGAGCGCCTCGGGCGGAAACTCGGGCGTTGTCGGCACGACGGAAGAATACCTTCCGGGTTGCCATTCGCTCACCGATAGACGGACCGCCGTCACTCGCAAAGGCAGCGGGGTCGAGTACCCCATAGGAAATAGGACTTTGACCATCTAACCCTCTTGGCTCATCTGTCTCTCTCGCTATGATGCCGTCTGCTACGTCTTCGGCGGGTAGTTTGATGCCCACATTGGGAGCCGACGCCCCATACCATTCCCGGTAACGGACGAGAGCACCTCTAGGTAGGCTTCGTAAGCCACCTTGTTGACCCAGATGAAAGTCGTCTCCGACAACTGCCCACCATCCGATACTAAAGGGACGAGCACTCCCCCAATCGCCCGATCGGAAGCGGAGCCAAGTTGCTGGAATTTGAAACGGCGCGATGACATGCTTAGCCTCCGAGAATTCAGGGAAGAACGCCCCCTCGATCACTGACCAATCGCCCTCAAGCCACGCGCGAACAAGCTGAGCATTGCCTACCATCTGCAGGTTCGCAACGTATTCCGAGCCGAGGTAACGGTTATCTTGCAGCTTGGATGGGATATAGATGCGGTCGCGCTTTACCTGCTGTTTGGTCCATGGGTTTTCGTAGGTCTCGCTGATCGTTTTCCAGCCCAGAGGAGCCGGGTCGATATAACGGGCGCGAACCCATTGATGCCCCGGCCCGCCAGGGTTGCCGGTAGCCCTAAAACCACAAGGTATTCCATGCCCTGACCGAAGCGTTGCCATGAGCTTAAAAATAGGGCTTGGAGATGGAAAGGTTCCAATCTCCTCAATATAGACACGCGTATGAGAACGCCCCTGATATGCATCCGCATCCGAGTCGCGATCCAAGTATGCGAACTGGAATCGCGAACCATTCGGGAATCGCCACAGCTTCTCTTGCTCATGAAACACCGCTCCCAACGGTTTGAATAGTTGCCGGCTGCGTTCGATCGTGTCCACCAACTGCGTCCGCTCGCGCCGGAACATGATCGCGTTGCAGTGCTCGCCATATTGATCCTGATGGCTTACGAACTCGCCCAGCATTCCGTCGGTCTTGCCGCCGCCTCTCGCACCACCAAAGAAGATTTCGAAGATCGGACAAGCCAACAAAGCTTCCTGGGGGCCCGGTTGAGGCCCCCAGATCACGGTGTATTCGGTAGACGCTCTAACCACGCGTCAGGCCGGGATCTTCGCAATGATGGCCTCTACGGCCGCCGCTGCTTGATCCACGGACGGTTGGTCGTCAGCCGGCGGCGTGCTGGCTTTCGCGACCAGCACATCCACTTTGTTCGAGAGGTCCGCAATATCGTTCATCAGCTTGGTATAGTCGGCCATGGCTCTTATCTCCTGATGGCGTTCGAGGAATTTCAATAGGTGGTGCATCACGCCTGTTACGCTATCAATTGCTCCGTTCTGATCCGGAGGGTGGTTCACTAGGTAGGGGTTGGGCAAAGCATGATGACGGCCCTCAGCGGCATCGCGCAGTATGTCGTTCATGCTCATGATCGGCGCTCCTCATGCACAATCCCAAACCCGTGCACGGTAAACTTCCAGCCGTCCGCAGGTTGCCAGTTGCCGGCCACATACTCCCAGAGCATCGTCATGGTCCAGTCGTCGGATTTCACCCAAATGATCGAAACCGGTTGGAGCCGCGTCATCTAGTGCTCCGTCCTGTGCTGCTCGGGGACGTGCCGAGAAGTCCAGTCCTCGGTGGTAGCAACGACCGCCGGAGCACGAATAACCTTAGTCGTTGAAATCTCTCCGGAAATCTCAACTGACGACAAGTCGGGAAGCTTCTTCTTCAGGAGGGCCAAAGCTACGTTGACTTGCACAGCATCAAGCTTCACGGGCTGCTTGGTCACAGGGTCATTTGTGCCGAAGAAGAATGCCTGCAGCCGATTGACGATGTTCGCGACTTGGATCTTGTCGCGGGTGTTTTCGTCATGACGGATTTTGTTAACGCGGGCGGGCATCTTCAATTTCCTTGGATTGCTTCAGGCGCTCTTCCCCAGACAGGCAAAGCTGCTGGTATTCAATCAGCGCAATGATATCCTGCCAGTCTAACGGCCAGATGCCGGGCTTCTGCCTGATCTTCTCGAAAACCGCAGCGGCGTTTCGAACTCGGCCCATCAATAATATCCTCGATCGATGTCTTCACGGCCGATCAGCACCAGCCACGCATTCGTCACGCGATTGTCGGCCAACCAGCCTTTGAATCTCTGCCAGCGAGATAGCGGGAGGGAATCAGGGGCATCCCCATATAACTCCTCAGTTAATGCCCTCTGGAACGCCGTGAAGGAATCGGCCGCCCGCTGGTGCAGCAACTCGACTTCCATATCGGTTGCCATCACGACCCCTTCGGCCAAGGCACTTCCACGACGGGGAAGCCCTTGCATTCAGTTGGAACCTTGACCCTGGCCTTGTACTGCGGGCGGATCGATACGCAGATTCGGTGTTTGAAGTCCTTGGTCGTCTCGTCAGGCTCGGTTGCGATCCAGACTGAATGCCATGCCGCTGGCGCGTTCAGTTGCTTGATCAGGTCTTGGGCTGCGTCGAGGATGGTCATGCATCGTTTCCTTGCTCTTCTTTGGCCTTCGGTTTGAAGCCCAGACCATGGCGCGCATAATGCTCGCGCAATTTATCGGCGCTCGGAGCTTGCGGCTTTGGTAGCTCATTAGGAACAGGTTTGTATTCCTTACTTCCCATTGCTTGCTGCAGCTTTTGAAATCCGAGAGTAATCCTAGCCTTCATGGCCGGATCTTCCGGAGGCTCTACATCAGCCCTAAGGACCAACATCAGGTCGCGCAATTCCTTCTTGCACCATTCCACATGCTCGTCAGCGAGCTGTCGAACGCGGGGAGCGCTTGGCGGAAAGTCAGGGCTCATATCCGAGACCGCACCTCGGGAGATATCCCGTGCCGCCGCCTTGATCGACCACAGCGGGATATCCGACAAATCGTCCGCATACTTTCGGATCAGAACCTGAGCCTCGACGTGTGACAGACCGCGCATGGATGGATAGGCCATCATCAGCGCCGCCACTGCCTCCTCGATCTCGCTGCGGGTTGCGCTTTTGGTCGAACGCATGACCAGCTTCCAGCGGTTTTCCATCTTGCCGCGAGTGATCGACGGCAGAGGTTCATGCAACCGGCCGTCAACCATCGCCGATCGCCGAAACGATAGTTCCTTAGCCATCCAGACATCAACGGGAGGCGCCGAAACCAAAATCGCCGGTTGATGCTTCGAAATCGCCTGTGCCATCTTGCCGTTCCCTGTGTTTGTCCATCAGAACCGATACGAATCCACCCTTGCCCGCCGGAGGGCCTTTCGAAATGGGATGAACCCGTGCTGTCGGGAGGTATTTCTTCACGTCACGCATACGATTGCGCCAAGTGCCCTTCCAACTGAGCTTGACACCCTTCGCGCCTGGCACTCCGGACCAGTAATCGATAAATGCCGGCGTCTCCGCCTCTACCGTTTCCGGTGGAATTCCGAGGGATGCTGCAAATTTTCGATCATCGTCATCAATCGAAAAATCCGGGGGAATTCTGCTTCCGCGCGCATCCTTCTTACTTTCTTTCTTTTCCTTAACTTCTACTTGGATAGCCTCTTCTTTCTTTTCCCTTATAAGAATACAGGGATTTTCCGGTGGAATTCCGGTGGAATGGTCGGGTGGAATTCCGGTGGAATTTCTGGCCGCAGCTTGTTTTCGCTTGCGTTCTCGGTCCCACGCCCGGCGCTTTTCCATCATCGAAGTGTCCGCCGGATTTCCGGTGGAAACGGCCCTCGCCGCCATCGCCTCTTCGAGTGTTGCAACCGAACGGATTATAGTTTCCACCGGAATTCCGGTGGAATGCATTTCTGCAATCATGTTTGCGATGGGAGTTTTCAACCCGCCATCCCCAGCGCATGCATGTAGGTCGCGAGGATGGCCTCAGCCTCTTCGCGCTTGGTTTGATCCTGCCGGCGAATGGCTACGATCTTCCGAACTGTCTTGACACACAGGCCGTTAGATTTGGCCTCCTGGTAGATTTCCTTGATACCCTCGGCAATCTCAGCCTTGGATGCTTCCTCGCGCTCCACGCGCTCTACAATCGATTTTAGCTGGCTATTGTCGCCTATTGTTGGTTCAGACATCTGCGCTCTCGGTTTGCTTGACGGGTACGCGGTGGAATGACTGACGCAACATAAGCGTGATGCCATCGGTCAGGATGTGGCGCATCTGGTCGGGATGGACTTCGATGCTGATCAATTCAGCCGAACCGAAGGCTTGGAAGTTGAGCAAGTATCGGCCGGCGTCTGGCGTGGTCAGGTAGGCGATCTTCGCGATCATGCCGCCCCACCCTTCTTCCGCAACACCTGGACGAGTTCGAGAACCCTGACCTTGTGGCGTGCAACATCGCGGTTTCGCGGGCTGACCTTGCGAAGGGCTTGCCGGCGGGCTTTGAGAAGAGCGCGGACGGGGATCTTCATCCGATGGCTCCCATGATTAAGGTTCTGAGGGATTCGACATCAGCGCTGACGTTCTTGTCGCGCTCGACCATGGCTTCGATTTTGCGCACCGCGTGCAGGACAGTGGTGTGGTCTCGATTGCCGAACCGTCGCCCGATTTCCGGCAATGAGCGGACGGTGAGCTTCTTGCAGAGATACATCCCAACCTGGCGGGCGCGGACCAGATAGGCCATGCGGCGTTCGGCTATCAGCTCAACCCGGCTGATCTCGTAGAACTTGGCGACAATCCTTTGAATGTCGTCGATCTTGGGCCGGATGGTGGTTTGCTCGATCTCATCGAGCGTAAACCATGGCTCCTTAATCGGATTCAGTTCGAATTGCCGCTCTATCCAACTGACAATGACCGGATCTTGCGGCTTAGGAACGAACAACTTTTCCGGCGGTTTCATCTTCTGGAGCCGCTCGCCTCGTTCCCGGCAAGCTTCCAGCTGTGATGGTGTGGCGTTAGCATATGGATCGTGAAGCATTCCTAACCCCCTTCAGTTTCCTTACCAACCAGAGCGCGAACCGCGATAACAATGCGATTATCAGGCCCGGCGATTTCTTCTGTTCTTTTGAGTTCATTTCCCAGCTTTCGCATTTGTAGTTCGCACTCTGCGCGATAAGCCGCCCTGATGCTCTCGTAGACCGAGATGCTGATTATCTTGAGACGGTCCCGGCGATACCTTAAGGACCACAAGAATCCATAATCCACTCCGTACTGACGTTCGATCTGACGCATGGCGTTTTCCGTATCACCTGGGCCGCGCGCTTTCATGCGCGTGAGGTCTTTCGACCATGCAGCGGCCTGATCCAGATACGCAGCGTCAGACATCTTCAAAATCCTTTTGCGCACTTGCAAAACTCTCCATGGTTTGTTGGTTTCATGGAGGGAACACACGATAACGACGATGAACTCGGCTTCATTCACATCGCGGCGGCAACCGCGAATGTCTTGAGATGGTTAGAGACGGACAAACAGAAGGATGAACCCAGCAACAACGAGACCAACACCAGTGAGGACGCCGGCAAGAGCGTCGATCAACGCCGTGCTTTTGTTGAGCGGCGCCTGAGAGACATCGATCGGTTCGAAGACCGGGCGAGAGGCAGGAAGTAGAATACTGTCGGGCGGTGCGTATATGCCGCGCGAAGCAGCCGGCCGCGTGTCAAAGCCCCCCGAGCGCGGTCGGCTGCTCATGCCCTCAACTCCAAAGGAGCGACAGCGATCTCGCACTGCGCAACCGCCCGGAGGATTCGCCAAAGAACGAAAAGCACGTTAAAGTCGAGCCAAAGAATAAGGGCAACTTCCAAAGATGCGCTCATGTCGGACCTCGGGAGATTTTGGATGGAATGGCTGATTTATGGATTGCTGGCGCTGGTAGCGGCGTATGGCATTGGCTTTGTCGCGCTACGATATTTCTTCCCGCCGGACAGATCATAGATGCGCCGACCGCTTGGGATTGGGGGGCAAATCTAGCGGTCGGCGCATATTCGTGCGGTGTCGGCACGAATTTGAATTCGTATGCACTCGAAGGTGCAAACAGTTCCAAATTGGAACAACTACGGAGCGAGTATTTTTTCCGTGTACACGCTGCATGTTTCAACTTGCGCAGTGTCGGGTTGTAGACACATGATGGACTCTCGGGCGACACGAAGAAGCCATGGGGGAGCATATGAGTACACGCAATACCCCGTCGAAAATGACGGACACTTACTACGTCACCGACACCACACAGGAAGACCTCGGGAACGGAAATGTTCTCGTCAGAAACTACCGCCGGAGAAACGGCGTCCTCATTCCGGAATTCAACTGCATCATTGCTTCGCCAAATCTCTTGAAGGCCAGCACGAAGTTCACAACTTTCGTGCGAATGATGTGCAAGAGAGAAGAGCAGTGGCGAGATGCTGGCATGAGAGTTCACTGAACTCCTCCCACCTTCACATGATCGACCAAGACCGAGGGCGCGATTTTCGTTGCGTCCTCGATCAACTGCCAATGTTTCTTGTGCGGGAAGTGATCGCCCCGCTCCCATCGCGAAAGCGTCATGGTCGAAACGCCGATCAGCTTCGCGGCATGTTTCTGCGAAAGCTTGTGATTTGCGCGCCAAACTTTGAGCGGGTTCTGCTTCATGCTGCTACCTAGCCATAAAACGTTAGTGACTGTCAAGCCCTTTTAACGGTTTCTGATAAGTGACGTAAACACAAAGGGTTAGTATGGTCCGTCCTATGCCTGTGAGGATCGGACCCAAGCGCCAACGCCAAGTTTACCTGGCCGAATGGCGAGTCCACTTGGGCCTTACCCAAGAGCAGCTCGCCCAGCGCATCGGGAAGACCGCCATGACGGTTTCCAGGTGGGAACGGGCCGAGACCCAGATGAACAAAGCCACTATGGATGCAGTGGCCGAGGCCATGAAGGGTGACATGGAGGGGGAAGACCTCTATTACCATCCTGACCGCCCGAGCCCGAATATGCTGCTCCGGGGTCAGCCGCCTGAGATCATCGATCAGGCCATCAAGCTCATCAAAGCCATCCGCCAGAACTGATTCCCACAGAATAACGCTTTGATACCATTCTGATTTTCAGAGACTAACATTTTTTGTCTATTTCCACTTGACCGTTCTAACGTTTTATGGCTAGATGCTTCCATCAGATCGGGAGCAAATCAGATGATCCAATTCGATGAAGGCACGCCCACCCTCTGCGGTCGTGTCACTTGGGGCACCAAGGCCGGATACATCACCGAGATCAACCGCCAGACCTACCGCGTGCGCTGGCTCGACGGTGCCGAGACCTCGCAGCTTCGCCCCGATCTGGATGACGAGGAGCGGAATTGATGACCAAGACATTCGATCCCAAAGTTTATGAATTGGCCGCCCTGTTTTTGATGGACGAGCCGAAGCTCAACGGAGAGGCCGCGCGGGTCACCCTCGCAGCAGCAATCCAAGAAGCGATTGAGGACGAACTGTTCTTTATGCGCGACACGATGGAGGCAAAGCGATGACCCCCGACCAACTCGAACCAACCCTCGAACGCCACGCGAAACTGCTGTGGTGGATGACGGATCAGGCCCGCCTCGCGTTCATCGCGGAACTTCGAGCCGACATGATCCAACAAATCGAACTCGAAGCAGTCGCCCGTGAAATGGAGTTGGCATCATGAACGCAGTCGAGAAGATAGAGCCGCAGCCCGCGCGCGCTGTCACGCCGATGGACATGCTCAACCGTGCCGTTGAGAGCGGCGCCGGCCTTGAGATGGTCGAGAAGCTGATGAGCCTGCAGGAGCGCTGGGAAACCGGACAGGCTCGCAAGGCGTTCGACCGTGCCATTGCAGCGGCAAAGGCCAAGATCACGCCCATTCAGCGCAACGCTAAGGGTCACAATGACAAGCGCTATGCCGACTTCGCCGCGATCGCCAAGGTGGTTGACCCGATCCTGAGCGAGCATGGCCTCTCCTACCGCTTCCGCACGGCTCAGAGCGACCGCATCAGCGTTACCTGCATCCTGTCGCATGAGGACGGCCACAGCGAGGAAACCACCCTCACCGGCCCGGCTGACAGTTCAGGCAACAAGAACGCCATTCAGGCGATCGGCTCAACCCTGACCTACCTGCAGCGCTATTCGCTGGTGCAGATGCTTGGGCTTGCGGCTGCGGCCGACGACGATGGGAAGGCTGGAGGCAACGTCGTTACCGTTACCCAGAAGCAGGCGGACGACATCCGAGACCTGATCGAGGCAAACGGCAAGAAACTGGCCGACTTCCTGAAATGGGCCAAGGTCGATCAAATCGAGCAGATCGCCGCCGACAAGTACGATTCCTGTGTGGCTGCGATCAACTTCAAGGCGCCCTCGAAATGATGCAGATCATCGAATGCGAACAGGGAACAGCGGAATGGCTTGCCGCGCGAGCTGGCATCCCGACCGCCTCGGAATTTCACACGGTCATGGCCGTAGGAAAGAGCGGCGGCAAGAGCGTCACCCGCGTTGCCTACTTGAACAAGTTGGCGGGCGAAGTCCTGACCGGAGATCCCATGGAGAACTTTGTGAGCGCCGCCATGGAGCGCGGCTCGTTGATGGAGGATGAGGCCCGCGACCTCTACGCATTCCAGAACGGCGTTGACCCCCAGCGCGTTGGGTTTGTCCGCAACGGCGAGAAAGGCGCCAGTCCGGATAGCCTGATCGGCGACAAGGGGGGCTTGGAGATCAAGTCGGCCGCCGCACACATCCAGATCGCACGGCTTTTGGACGGTGGATTGCCATCCGAGCACAAGGCCCAGGTGCATGGCAGTCTTTGGGTTTGCGAACGCGAGTGGTGGGATTTTTGCTCCTACTGCCCGAAGCTGCCGCTGCTGCAAGTCCGCGTCTTTCGCGATGAAGAGTACATCGCCAAGATCGCGCGCGAGGTCGAACTGTTCAACGTCGAGCTTCGTCAGACCGTCGAGTTTATCCGCCGCTATGGACAGAAGGAAGCTGCCTGATGCCGCGCGCCGTGGTCAAGATTGAGGGACAGGCCGAACGTAACCTGATCGCGCGCTGGGCCATGGATACGCAGAACGTGCCGGCCGGAACTACGGTCGAGTTTCGCGCTCCGCGCCGATCGCTCGATCAGAATGCTTTGATGTGGTCCCTCTTGGGTCAGATCAGCAAGCAGGTGGATTGGTACGGCCAGAAGCTATCGAGCGAAGATTGGAAGGACGTTCTCACGGCCTCCCTGCGCCGCACGCGCGTTGTGCCAGGTATCGACGCAGGATCATTCGTCCCTCTCGGCATGCGAACATCTCAGATGACGAAGGAAGAGATCAGCGAGCTTCTGGAACTGATCTATGCGTTCGGTGCTCAACAGGACGTCAAGTTCCGGGAATTGGAGTTGGTGTCGTGAGACGGGAATTTAGCAAGCAGACGAAGCGAGACGCCTTCCTGCGCGCCGACGGCAAGTGCGAGCGCAAGGATTGCGGCGCCCGTCTCACGCTCGGCAAGTTCGCCTATGACCACGTTATCCCAGATGGATTAGGCGGAGAGCCGATACTGGAGAATTGCGAAGTCCTCTGTCTGCCCTGCCACAAGGCAAAGACGACCAAGCAGGACGTTCCTGCGATTGCCAAGACCAAGCGCATCCAGGATCGCCAGAAGGGCATCAAGAAGCCGCGGACGATGACGCGCTGGCGCCGGTTTGACGGGACCATTCGAGAAGCAGGACGTGAACGATGACCATTTTCGACGTAGGCCCGGTAGCGGCGCTGGCGATCATCGGCTTTCTGGCGTTCATTCTGCTGGTGCTGCGATGACCCGCGATGAAGCATTCGCCCAGGGTTTCCGCCTAGCGTGGCGCAATATCTGGCTAATCGCTCTGACCTTCGTGCTCGCCTTTGCCGCCATGTCCGCGATCGGATACTTCGCGGAGCAAGTCGAGATAGCCAACGCCATTCAGAGGGCAGCGCAATGAGCGACGCCATGATCTGGCTGATAATCGCCGTGGTTATTGGCATCGGTATCGAGGCTGTGAAGAGGGCAATGCGATGACAGCGGCTTTCATTCTTGCGGCATCGGTTGGTGGCGCATGGGCGCTGATCAACTTGGAGGAGATCATAAAGGACTCTTCCACGAAGGGCTGGGGTGTCGGCATCGGCTCCCTCATGTTCATCGTGTTCGGTTCGGCGGCAATTTGGACGGGAGCCTGACTATGTGCGGAGGATTTCCAGGCAGCAGAACCGGCAAGCCACTGCCCAAGATGACCCTGTGGGAAGCCCTTGTCATCCTGTGGCGTGAAACGGTGTCGCGCCCTGACCATAACAGCGAGACCAAATGATGCGCGTATTAATTGCCTGCGAATTTTCCGGCATCGTCAGGGAGGCATTCCGCGCCCGCGGCCACGATGCCTGGAGCTGCGATCTGCTGCCGGCTGAAGATGGCAGCGAATACCATTTTCAAGGTGATGCACTCGTAACGAACTGGCACGAGTGGGATCTGATGATCTGCCACCCGCCCTGCACTCACCTAGCTGTCAGCGGCGCTCGCTGGTTCAAGGACAAGTTGGAGGAACAAACTCAGGCGCTTTGGTTCGTCAGTAGCCTGCTGAATGCCCCTGTCCCGCGTATCGCGCTTGAGAACCCGATCAGCATCATCTCGTCCAAGATCCGTAAACCGGACCAGATCATCCAGCCCTGGCAATTCGGCCACGGCGAGGTCAAAGCAACGTGCCTTTGGCTGAAGGGGCTCCCCAAGCTTGAGCCAACGAACATCGTCGAGGGCCGCACACCGCGGGTACATTACGCCTCGCCTGGTCCCGACCGCTGGAAAGAACGCAGCCGCACGATGCAGGGTATCGCCGAAGCGATGGCTGACCAGTGGGGCGCGGTTTCGGACACTTCGCAAGATCGGGGGACTGCATGAGCTACGACGACTGGAAAACACATAACCCGGACGATGATCGTTGCGAGTTTTGCGGCGCCGCGCCGTGGGAATGTCGTGGCGGTTGGCAACCTAACAACTGCACCGGAGAGTGCGGCAAAGGCTGGCGTGATCCCGACCACGAATATGAAAAAATGAGGGATGAGGCATGAATTGTCCCCATCAGACACCCCAGGAGTCGGAAAGTGAGTAACGCCTTCAACATGATGCCGAAGTGTGACCGTTGCGGCCGGTTCATGCATTGCGCTCCAGGCAGCTCCTACGCGATGCGGTGTTCTGGCTTCCCT